GCTGCATGGAAAAGTATAGTAAGTAAAGAATGGCGGGGATACATAGTAGACATAAGGGAGATAACGAATCTGCGAAAATCCCTAAAAGAGGTGTCGAAGTATTGTTTTAAACCGTCGACTCTGGAAATAGAAGAAAAATATAAGCTTTCTAAGCTCTTGCGCCATCGTCGCCTGTACGGGTTTGGTGGGGTCTGGGGAGAGGATATGAAGGGCGTGGATTTTAAAGATTTGCAAGAGCACGATCCACTAGTGAAACACATTGTTCGGCATTGGGTTTTTGAGGGGTTTCTAGGGCAGTATGAGCTGGAGAACTGGGATGGGTGGACATATGACGAGCAGAAGGGGATGTGGTGGTATAAACCAGGTGGAGGAGGATGAAGATGTGGTGTGTATGGTGTGGGAAGTATGTGCAGCTGCGGGATGTTGACGAACATCGGTGTGAGGGTGTGGATCAGTATGTCTGGGAACTCTTAGAAGAGTTTCAGCAAGGAATAGAACATTGGATAACTGAGGACGAGATAAAAAAATGCCTGCACAATTCACATTAAACTTTGTAAACATAACGGGTGACCCTGCTTTTGACTTTTTCTTCAGCCTTGTGTTCGTCTTCGGGGTGCTGGGTTTTTCTGTGTCGTTGCTAATACGTTTATTTCTACGGAGCTAAGCTAACATGGACTATCAGCATTTTGAGTTTCTTATGGGATTGGCGGGAATTTTGACGGCATGTCTAGTTTGGTTTGGGATAAACTCTTCGCTGTGCTTTGCTGCTCTCCTTCTGTACTTTCTCTATTCTCGGTTTGCTTATTGTCAAACTCCGCAGCCCCTGTCGGGTCCTTTTCCTCCCTCCTCGCTGGATATTGATCTCCAACCTGTTTATGTCTTTGTCTTTTCTCTCGTCGCCTCGCTGGCATCCATATGGGGTTGTAAGAAAGTAATAGAGCTCTTTCGGAAGTCATAGAAATGAATACGAAGAATTACCAGAAAGAAGGGGGTGAAACAAATGAGAAAGCGACTCTGGGTAGCCGTATTTGCCTTGGTAACTGCTGCGGCTCCTGCCTTTGCCACTTCTCCGCTAGATCTCTCGACAGTCACAATCGACACTACATATTACTTTGCTGCAGTGTTGATCATCGTGACTACTCTGGCGGTTCTGTGGCCTGTCAGGAAAACAATCAAGCTTTTCAATCGCTCTTAGGGCGATTCTGGGCGGGCGTGATGATACTACTGGGGGTCGTCGCGCTCGCTCCAGGCGCATATGCTACTCCTCTGTGGCTGGGGTGGTGGTGGAATGCACACGTGTATGCCGTACAAATCGATGTCCCTGCTCAAATGTCTCCTCAGCAGCAAGCTGGAAAAGGGCAACTGAAAAACTTCTACATACAACCCAATGCCGATCCAAACATGACACCGACAGCAACGGCGAATCCGGGTGGGGGTGGTGGTGGTGGGTTTAATATAACGTATGATCCGAATGCGGGTATTTGTTCACGTACAACGATACTTCAAAAAGCGTATTGTGAATCGCATTCTAGTGCGGGTTCTGCGTTTAATTGTGTTGGTACTCCCCAGGTCTTCGGGTATTCGCCTTGCGTCTGCCCTACCGATTGTGCTAATTTTTCAGGGGCTTTCCCTACATGTGATTATTGCCCTGCAGTGAGCTGTAATACAGTAAATCCTACCGATGCAGCAAATTTCCGATATCAGGCAGTCGCTACAACGCTCCAGGAGTACGATGAAATCGAAATAGATTATTTCCCTTGCGCTGCTCCTGGCGATATTCTCGAGACAAAGATAATGTGGCAAGCGAAGGCGGGCTGTACCGCAACCAAAAATATAATAATCGGCTCTTCTGCTCCCTACCCTGCTGCGACCTCTGCGCCACAGTGCTCGAATGGTAAAACGCCTTCTGACATGAATGCAGCGCCAACAATAACTGATGATTCATCGAATGAACAGGATTTCTACGGAGGGTCGGGGAGTCCTCCCGATGGATCGGGGAATTCTACGATGCAAGCTCCAAACGGAAATCCTCTTCAAGCTCAACCTCAACCCTCCTATTTCCCCTATCAGGTTTTGGCAATCTGTACAGGTCCCAACTGTTATCCAACTACGGCAGAAAACCCGTGGGAACCCAAACCAACACAAGCTCCTACTCCTGCCCCTACTGGTGGTGGTGGAGGAGGAGGTGGAGGTGGAGGTGGAGGTGGAGGTGGTTCTACTCCTGCCCCTTCTGCTCCCTTCGGGACACCAGGTCCTTCAGGTGCTCCTGCTCCTTCTATACCTCCTACTGGCGGTGGGGGTGGTGGTGGTGGTGGGCCAACGGGGTCTCCTACACAAGGGCAAAATGGTGGGGGAGGTTCAGGATCACCAGCACCTGCTCCTACTGAGTGCCCTAACGGAGATTGTTCAGGTCTGCCCATGCCGTCTGGGTTCAGCCCTGGTCCCTATTCTCCTTCAGAGCTGGGGACACCAGGTCCTCTTAAATCTGCAGTCGAGGATGCTATTTCTTCCGTTTCGAGTGTGATCTTCCCGTCTGGGCATAATCCCTTTACAGATACTCACATCACATATCAAAATTCTCAGTGTGAAATCTCGACTCCTCTTGAAATGCACGGAATGACGGCGAATATAGATTTTTCTTTTTGCGCTTATGCTGATGCGTTCCAGACGATTGGGACGTTTCTGACAGGTATAGTTGGGATAATAGCGATCTTAATAATCTTTGTGTGAGGTTTCTATGTTTGCATTGTTCGGTACACTTCTTGCTCGTTTGTTCACGCTGTCTGTGCTCGAGTGGATAGCATGGAGAGCACTTCTTCTGAGTTTCGGTCTTATTGTACTTCCCTACGGGATTGAACTTGCAGTTTCAACTATGTATCGAGAACTCATCAGTGTAGTCCAATCACATTTATCGTCCTCTACTGTTACAAATTATGTCGTTAATCTCGTCTCAGTAGGTGCATGGATAGGTTCTCAGTTAAACCTGGACTATTGTTTATCACTTATTCTTTCAGCTGTTTCATTAAAATTTGTTTTGAAACTCATACCTTTTGTACGTTTATAGGAGGTTTGAATGTCTGTTTTTTACTTTTTCTTGTTTGCTTATAAAGGACTCTTTCTTATCTCTTTTTCTGTTGCTCTCTTTCTCTATCTTTATTTGTCTTTTTCTTTCTCAGTCCTTAGGAGGTCCAAATGATTCAAATCCTTGAAGGCGTTCCTGGCTCAGGCAAAACCTACTATGCAGTCAACTATGCACTAAAAAACTACTCCGAATACGATACCTTCTCTCGTATCTACACACTCAAAGAAAATCATGTAATAATCTCAAATATAGAAGGTCTCAAAATAAATCATTTGTCTCTTGAAAAAGTCATAAGCGATAAACAAGTAGAGGGGTTCTTCTCTCAAGAAAACCTCAAATTACTCAGAACAAAATATCAGAAAGTTCTCTTCATAATAGATGAAGCGCAAGCGTTCTTTACGAAAGAAGTATGGTCTAAAATACAGTTTGTACTACAATATCATCGCCATCTGGGAATCGATTTTATAATAATAACTCAAGATGTCTCCCTTCTTCCGAAAGGTCTTGTTGCTCTGGCCGAATACATAATAAGGGCAAAACAACGCTCTCTTCGTCTGTCTTTTTTGTTTGTGTTCGATTTCTATGACCCTTCTAAGAAAGTCAAACTTTTTACTCAAACAATCAAACCTCAAATAGAAGTCTTTCGTCAATACAAATCATTTCAATTCCTCGAAGGGGTAAAACATCAAAATGTCATTCGTAGAAATCTTATTTTTGCTGGGTGTGGTGTTGTTGTTCTTATACTCAGTATTGCGTGGTTTGCTATATCGTTTAGACATAAAATCCATTCCGCTAATGATCAGGCTCGTAATGGCTCTCCAGTCCTTCACAGTCTTGCTCATTCTTCAAAACTATCTACATCTGTTCATTCCCCTGCTCCTGCCTCTACTCCTATTCAAGAAACACAAATCTTTAAGGTTAGGGGGTACCTTAGCAGTGGAGGGTCTACAACGTATCTCCTCGAAAACGGGGTGATGGTAAAAGATAATGATGGTGAGCAAATATGTAGGTTAATAGAACCGTTTTTAATTGAGTGCAAAAAAAGAAATAAATCCTTTATGGAGGTGTCCCATGTATCTCAAAATAGAGATGATTCTAGCGAAGAGAAATTACAGTAAGGGGGGTTGCTTCTACGATTTGGTGGTTTCGGGGTACCCAAATGGGGGTGGGGGGTTCTCCCCTATAGTAGCGTTTTCCTGGAAAGACTTGGAGGTAGGAAAAATCTACGACTTCTCCCCTCGCGACAAAAATACACTCTACGGCGTTCGGGAGGTAACAGAAAGTGAGGACGTGGTTCAACCCACGTCCGAACGCTCCTGACCTTTTGTACCTCCCTCAGGAAACCCCTTGACAAGGAAAATTCAAGGGTGTATAATGGGAGGAGATGAAAGCGAAAAGGAATGAGCGATACCATATAAATTTTACCATGAAGGAAAAGGAGTCACTCAAAAAACTAGCGGCACAAGAGGGGGTAAATATGGCAGAGCTGATACGCTATGCTTTGTTGCTGTATGCGAGAGCTACAGGGGGAGTTGGGGATAAGGTTGTCAAAGTAATGGGTGGTATTCCTGCAAGAATGAAAAACATAATTTAAAAGAAAAATAAAGGGGAAGATTAGTAAACGTTTTGGGTGAAACTAATCTTCCCCTTGGTGAAACAATGAGACTCTATAAACAATCTAAAGCAACCTTCCAAGAAAGTCAAGAGCTATCCTCGTTTCCTGACACTTCTTTTGACACTTCACTTGATACTAAAGAAATAGAGCATGGAATAGCTTCCGATTTTGAAGCGTATAAGTTTCGGCTGGCTAACTGCGGTCGAAACTGGATGGTGTTCGTGAATCTGCAAACAGGGGAAAGGGCGGCTCTTCCTGTGCCCTGTCATGATCGATTCTGCGAAAAATGCTGTCGACGACGAGCTAGAAGGGGTAGGATACTTATAAATGCTCTCATAAAAGAGAGAGAGTTGCGAGACAAAAAACATGCACTGAAGTTTGTAACTCTCACCGTCAAAAATTTCCCTAAGGACAGGATATCGTGGGGTCTGGATCGATTTTTTCAATGGTTTAGGCGACTTCGGGAGAGGAAAATTTGGAAGGAATGTATAGAAGGCTACTTCTATGCCTTTGAAATTAGTTGCGGGAATGGGGGGTACCATCTCCATCTCCACATTATGGCTGAGGGCAGTTTCATCCTACAAAGTAAACTCTCC